ATCACGTCCCCCACAGGCGAAGAGACGTTCACGTTCGGGGTCACGAGCGTGTCTCGGCTCACGGCTGACCAGGTGGTGCGCCGACTGCTCGAAGCCAACATCTCGGTGGCGTTGCCCGAGAACATCAACGGCCACTTGGCCCTGAGCGACCTGTCCACGGTTGGCCCCGACTCCTACGTGCGCGTGCGCGGGTCGGCCGTCTCGGCGCTGGGCTTCGGAGATACGTGCAACGACAGCCGACAGCGGGGCGCTCGGGGCCGCAAGCTCTACCCCGGTTGGCGGCTGGAGCCGCGCCCGGCCTCTGTCATAAGGGGTTTCCCTGGAGCGGACGAGCTGTTCCCGGCTGACCCGACGGACCGCTACCCTAAGTTTGTCGAGCGCATCCGGGGCAACCCGGTGTTCAAGGTGACCTACACGGTGCCGGGGCGCTCCTGCCTCCGATGCGGAGGCACATTCATCGAGAACGACTACCGCTTCGACTCGACCGGGCAGGCGCTCGTCATCGAGAACGAGGATCTGCTCTACCAGGCGGCGTTGAAGATCTTGCTGACCGACCGTGGCTCGAATCCGTACCACGACTGGTACGGCTCGACCATCCGGTCCCGCATCGGGTCGAAGGCGTTGGCCGGAGTGGCCGCGCAGATCAGCGAGGACGTGCGGCGTACCCTCGTCAACATGCAAACGGTCCAGCAGGACCAGGCCCAGTTTCAGCAGGTGACGGCGCGGGAACGCCTCTACAACATCCTGCAAGTGCGCACCGCTCCGCATGTGCAGGACCCGACGACGTTCCTGGTGGACGTCACCGTGCAGAACGCATCGTCCGAGCCGATCGCCCTGTCCATCGTCTTCTCGGTGCCCGAGGTGGTCGCTTTGCTCGGGTCGAACGGGCTCTTCCTCGGCACTGAGGCGGTGGGGCTCCAGCAAGAGCTGTCGAACCAGGCGTTCGCTGGCGGTCGGACCCTGTTGCCCGTGAACGGAGGCTAGCAGATGGCAACGCCACAGTTTGAAGGTCCCGATGGAGTGCTACGGCAGGACACCATTTTCAGCACGACCCTGCCGTCCCGCTTCTTCACGGGCACGACCGATGCGGACACGGCCGACATGCAGGTCAGCATCCGTGGCGCAGCGTTCACGGCGGACCCCGACTTCATCGTGTTTGAGGGGACGAGCTTCACAGTCCCCAACCCGTCCGTCTACACGGACGGGCTTCAGCTCCTCGCCGGCAGCAACGTCATCCAGGTCAAGGCTATCCTGACGAACGGCACGGTGACCGGAGCAGCCACCATCGACGCCCAGCTCTCGCTGGAGCAGGACATCCGAGGCGTCGCAGAAGCCCCCTCTGGCGTGTTCATCGAACGTCTCGACAACACCGTCCGCGTCACCGTCGAGGGCATCGACGACGACAACGTGCAGGGCTACAACTTCTACGCCAGTGTCTCTCCCGGTGGCGGGACCTTCGGGTACACCCGCATCAACCCGGCCATCATCGTGACGGGCGACACGATCGAAACGACCGACGAGCTGGGGTCGCTGGAGGTCGACGCGGAAATCGCCACCAACACGGACGGCACGCCCGCAGCAGACCCCTTGTTCATGGTCGTCACCGGCCAGCAGCAGGACAGTGACGGGACGGTGTTGCAGGCGGATTTCGACGAGGCGCTAGAGGTGTCCGAGACGGTCACCCGTATCCGCACGTCCGTCGAGATCAACGCAGTGCGGGAGACACAGCAGTTTTCGTTCATCCACGACCGCCAAGCGACGGTGGACTCGTCCGTCAACCCGGCCATTCCCAACGGCGAGTTCAACGCCATCCAGCGTGAGGACCCGCTCTACTACGTGGTCACGGCGATCTACCTCATCGACGGCATCGAGATCGAATCGGAGTTTTCGCCAGAGGTGTCCGGTGCTCCCATGAGCATTTCGACCACCCTCGGCACGTTCCCGCAGGTGTCCCGGCAGCAGATCCTTCAGGACGCCACGATCTCGATCTTCCGCTCACAGCCGGGGCTCCGAATCGACCCCGGCTCGGTCACGCGAGACACCTTTCTCGACCCCTTCTCCACAGAGGGCGAGCGCATCCGGTTCATCGTCGATTTCTTGCACAACGCGCAGTCGTTCACCACGTTGCTCGCCATCGACGACCCCGGCTTCTCGGGGGAGTCCATTCCGGTCGAGCAGTCGCCGTACAAGCTGGCACTGCGGCAGGCGTTCTTCCTAGAGGACAACGCCTCGGTCCAGGCCATCATCGACAACGCCTTCGACAAGCTCGCCGGCAACTTCGGCGTGCTCCGACGGGGGGGGCGGCGCTCTCGTGGCGAGGTCACCTTCAGCTTGCCTTCGGCTCCGACGACCACGCAGCAGTTCGTGATCGGCCAGGAGGTCAGCGGCGGGGGCTTCAACTTCCGCACCACGTCGTTCTCGCAGATCACCACATCGGGCGCCGGGGCATCGTTCAACCCGGTCACGGGGCGGTTCTCGACCCGTGCGTTCATCCAGGCGGACGACCCCGGTTCTGGCGGCAACCTGGCGCCGGGGTCGATCACCACCATCATCGGGGGCCCGACAGGCGCTACGGTCACGAACGAATCCCGCACGTTCGGCGGCCTCGACATCGAGACGAACCGGGACCTGGCGGTTCGGACGATGGCGCTGCTGTCGGCGGTCGACTCGGGCACGTACCAGGGCTATGTCAAGACGGCCATCGAGATCCCAGGCGTCTTGCAGGTCAACGTGGTGGACCCCGGACACCCGCTCATGCAGCGGGACATCGACCCGGCCACGGGCAGGCACATCGGCGGCACGGTCGACCTGTGGATCCGGGGTGAGAGTCTGGCAACGGTCACCGACAACTTCGCCTTCGCCTTCGAGCTGGCTCCGAACACGCAGTTCCAGATCGTCGGCGCCCCGGAGAACCTGACGTTCCGTGCGGTAGACAGCCGGCTGTCTACCACGAACCCGATCATCGAGATGATCGAACGGGCGGACCTGGGCTACACCTTCCGCAACGGCAGCACGACCGAGGTGTACGACCTGACGGACGTGGAGATCACGTCCTACAACACCATCCGGCTCAGCTCGGAGTACAACAGCTCGGCTGGCATCTCCCTGAGCAACGTCTTCTTCGGCACCTACAGGTACAGGTCGGGCGACCGCTACGTGATGACCCGCCAGCCGGTGACAGAGATCCTGTCGCTGTCTGGTGACCCGGATCGTAGCGGCGTCATTGCCAGCACGTACTATGACCTGTATCGAGGCAGCGACCCGCTGGAGCTGGGCCGGTCCACCGAGGCAGGCGATTACCTGCTGGTGTCCCAGCCGGTCGAAGCGACGGGGGACACGGTGCCGTCGAGCACCCCCATCGACGTGACGGACGAGTCCCACGTCATGCTTAGCGGCATCGAGTACCTGAACAACCTCGGCGTCAACCCGCTGACGGTGGCCGTGTGGAACAGCGCGAAGACGGCCCAGTACATCGGCCCGTTCGACAGCGGCACCAACGATTTCACCTTCATCGACGAAGAGGGCTCGAACCCGCTGGGCATCTTGTTGACCGACGCCAGCAACATCAACGAAGGCGAAACCGTCCTGGTGGACTACCAGCACGATGAAAACTTCGTCGTGACGTACACCTACAACTCGCTGCTGTCGGTGGTGCAGGAGTCGGTCGAAGACTTCCGCCACCTCACCGCCGATGCTCTGGCAAAAGAGGCGGTCGCCTCGCCGGTGGACATCACCGGCACGGTGGTCGTCCAGCAGGGGTTGGACACTTCTACGGTGGACAGCCGGGTGCGGACGGCCCTGTCCCGTCTCTTCTCGTCGCTCATCCTCGGGGAGCCGCTGCGCCAGTCGGACATCATCGAGGCCATCGACTCGGTGGACGGTGTCTCCTACGTGGTGGTCCCGCTCACGCGCATCGCAAGGGGGGACGACTCCCTGGTGGTGCGGGAGTCTGTGGCGACGGACCAGACGGCCGACTACACCGAGATCACCGACCCCAACTGGTCGACGGACATGGTCACCGTGTTCTTGCTGGAGAACCCGCTGTCGTCCTCGACCGACGATGCAGGCGGCCCGATCAACGAGTCTCGTGGCGTGTACGGCAACGAAGCCCGGTTCACTCACATCGAGACGCCCCCGAACATCAACGGCATCCCCATTCGGAACCAGGCCAACGCGGCGTTCATCATCGGGAACCTGGGATTGGAGATCCCCGGTTACAGCGACGACGCCACGCTGGAGGCCCGGTACGTCTTCGACACCGACCCCGACGTGAAGGCCGTGCAGATCGACGACAAGCGGCGAGAAATCACGTCCGACCGGGTGCTTGTCGCTTTGCCGGCGGGTGAGACTCCGGTGGACTACGAATTCACCGTCACCTATCTCGTGCTGGGCGACGGCGGCGTCAAGAACATCGAGCCAGGGCCGACCGAATACCTCGACGTGGGGGAATGGGAGTTCACCTACGACGAGGACATTGACTTCACCGCGCGGGTCACGGGGAGGGTGGGCTAGTGGCTGACAAGCCCTCGGACAAGGACCTGCTGCCTGGTCTGCTGACGCA